CTTCATAGAAATTTAGATGAAGCTGTTGTTGGTATTAATACCATAGCATTTACTGCTGCTGGTGAAGGAAACCATCAGTTTAGATCTTTTAAAGGTAAATCTCAAGTTGGTAGTATAAATGTATTAGAATCAGGAGAGGGATACGAGAACAAACTTAAAACATGTGAACCAACTGGTATTAATACAGCACTTGATAGAATCACTATTGGCAACCATGATTATAAGACAGGTGAGATTGTAACTTATACTCCTGATGCTAATGGAACTGCTATCGAAGGTCTTTCAAGCGATAAAAAATATTATGTATCTGTCATCGATGAAAATACATTTAAATTATCAAATGTAGGTGTTGGAACAACTGCAAAAGATTACTATTTTAAGACAAGACAATATCAACGTTTAAACTCAATTGGAGTGGGAACTCATAGTTTTAATTATGACCCAATTACAGTAAAAGTAGAAGGTATCGTTGGCATAAGTTCAATAGAAGGCAATACTTTCCAATGTATTCCTCAACCCCTGTTTAGAGGTGAAGTTACATCTGTTCACTTAACAAATGGTGGTGTTGGATATGGTGCATCTGAAATACTTAACTTTAACAGACAACCTAGAGTTGACTTATACAGTGGTATAAGTGGTGAATTATTACCCGTTGTTGCTAATGGTCAAATTATTGATGTCGCAATTCAAAATAGAGGTCAATCTTATAATACACCACCTAGCATTTCAGTTACAGGTGTTGGAACGGGTGCTGAGTTAGTTCCAGAGGTGGTTGATGGTCAAATAAGATCTATCAAAATTATTAAGGCTGGTGTTGGATATGGTGCATCTACCACATCACTTAATGTCATTGCTGCTGGTGAATTTGCTATTTTCAATGTTAATTTAAAAACATGGCAAGTAAACGAGGTTAAAAAGAACTTTACAAATATTGATAGTTCTGATGTATTCATAGAAAAACCAACACAACTTAGTCGTGAATTACAATGCTCACATGCATATGCACCAAGAGGTTTAAGAAAGGTTGTATATCAAAATAATTCAGATGGAGATCCATTAGTTGGAACTAGAGATCTAACTTTATCAAGTGGTGTAGAACAAAATAGAACACAACATTCACCCATTATCGGTTGGTCATACGATGGTCTTCCAATATATGGCCCTTATGGATATGAGAAAAGCACTGGTGGATCAGTAACTCAACTTAATTCTGGATATTCTGTTGACCTAAAAACTAACAGACCCCCTACAAGTGTTTTTCCTCAAGAATTTTTTGTAGAAGACTTTACATGGAATAGTAATACTGATGAGAGTTATCTTGACGAGAATAATGGAAGATATGGTATAACCCCAGAATATCCAAACGGAACATACGCATATTTCGCCACTCTTGAATCAACAGTAACATCAGATTCTAGTGATCCATTTAACAACTTTAAAAAACCAAAGTTCCCATATTTACTAGGTGAAAACTTCAACGCTCAACCAAATGAATTTAACTTCTTATCTAAGAGTAATCAAGATGAAATCAACCTTAACGAAACGGGTTGGGTAAGAAACACTGAACCATATGAATTACTTCAAGATGATAGTTCTTATGATTATGTAAGTCAATCATATAAGTATGTTACTCAAGAGGGTTCTATTGTTTATGCTTCAGAGGGATCTGTAGAAAAAATTGGTATTGTAACTGGAGGTTCTTCATATCAGGTTGGTGACAAACTTGTATTTGAAGAGAAAGTTGCTGAGAACTTTGAAACAGTTGCAAAAGTATCTAGAGTAACAGGGCCTGGTATTGGAACTATATCAGTTACTAACACAAAATTACAAAACGTCGAGTTTTATCCTTCAGATGAAAGAGGAAAATTTGTCGGTATTCACACCACACCATTAAATTTAACAAATGGGGATAAAGTTTTTGTATCAGGAATGTCAACGACTAGTTCTAGACTTGGCCAAAAAACTTATAGTATTGGAATATCATCATCAAAACTAATATTATCTGAAGATGTACCGAAAGTTTCTGTTACTGGATTGGTTACATTCTTTAATGTTCAGGGTAAATTACCTTCTCCAAATGCAAATCTCAACAGTCTCAATTTGAGAGAGAATGATATTTTAAAAGTTGGAATTGGTGGAACTTTTGAGACAGTTAAATTATTGAATATAGATTCTGCTAATTCTAGGATAAGAGTATTAAGAAATCAAAATGGTGTAGATGACAGCACTGGTATTGGAGCAACTCACTCAATAGGAGCAGTAATAGAAGAAGATCCTAGAAAATTTAAGATTGATGTTGGTTTTACTACAACATTTGATAATGAAGTTGATTTTGAATATTATTTTAACCCTGTAGAATCTGTAGGTGTTGGAACAACTGCTGGGCCTGGAATAGGAACAACAGCTACAATTAGTAATCCTGGTGGTGGAAGAAATTCAGTATTCATACCAACAAGATCTATATTCTTACCAAATCATAAATTTAAAACTGGAGATCAGGTAACATATCATAGAAATGGTGGTAATCCCATAGGTATCGCAACTAACCGTGCTAGAGCTAATTTACTTGCATCAGGTAATAACTTAGTTAATCTAGGTGCAAATCATAATACAGAATTTATGCCACTATTTGTAGCTAAATTATCTGATGATCTAATTGGTTTATCAACTGTTAGAATCGGTGTTGGAACTACTGGTGGTGGTATAGATCCAGAGGATGTATTTACTGGTATTGGGCATACTATCAAACAACAAAGTTTAGTATACTTTACAGGTATTGGAACTGGAACATATCATAGTTTTAGAAGAAAATATGATGACACGGTAACAGGATCGATAGAGAAAAACTTAATCACTGTATCAACTGCTAGTAGTCATGGTTTAGGTCATAATGATAGAGTCTTTTTATCTGTAAATGCTGGTATTACTACGACTGTTCCTATCAAATACAATAAAGCAAATAGAAAATTAATTGCAAGAACTCTAGATTTTACCGCATCTGGTATTACCACTTCAGGATCTTTGATTAATGATCCTGGCTCAATTGAAATAGTTAATCATGAAATGGTTACTGGTCAAAGAGTTATTCTCACAGCGAATACAGCAATAGCTGGTTTAACTAATGATGAAGAGTATTTTGTATATGTTGTTGATAAAGATAAAATTAAATTATGTGCTAATAGATTTGAAACAAAACAAAGTAGACCTAAGTTCGTTACAGTTGGTAGTGCTGGCACTGGTGGAGTATTTAATTTAGTTAATCCACCATTAGAGTTTTATAGAAATGGAACTGTAGTGTTTGATTTATCAGATCCATCTTTATCATTCATTAAAATTACAGACACTCTACCTGCATTTGATTTAGAACTCTATACAGATTATAATTTTATTCATGAATATACATCAAATGAAAAGTCGTCAACATTCAATGTAAGTAGAAGTGGAACAGTTGGTATAGATGGAAAACTAACATTAACGTATAATCAAAATACACCAAATGTACTTTATTATAACTTAGTTGCAAATACATCCACTGATAATCCTGATATAAACAAAGAACTTGTTTTAGATAGAGAAATCATAGGAAACAATTCAATATCATTCAAAAATAGTCGTTATGCAGGTCAGTTTAATATTCTTGCAAATTCGACAAATACATTTACATATGATTTAGATAGATTTCCTGAAGAAGAATCATATACAAGTTCAAGCACAACTATTTTAAGTTATAATACCACATCTAAAACTGCTTACGGCCCAATAGCAGCAGTTTCATTATCTGAAAAAGGAAAGGGATATACTAGATTACCTGGTGTATCCACTGTAACCTCTGACACAGGAACAAATGCTATTTTAGAGGCATCCAGCACATCTATAGGTGTTCCTCAAACTACTAAAATTGATAATATTGGTTTTGATTACCCATCAGATTTTACATTAAGACCTCAATCAAAACTTCCACAAATTATTAAAATTTCAGCACTATCTGGTTTAAAGCGTGTTGGAATTACATCTTATGGTAGAGGGTATAATCATCCACCAACGTTAGTTGTTCTTGATGGTCTTACTAGACAAAAAGATAATGATGTTGATTTAGTCTATAATTTATCAACCCCTGATACACCTGGTTATGTTGATATTATTGAAAACACTTATGGTTTATCTAACGTAACTCCTATTATTGTTCCTGTTAATAATCCTAACGGAATTAGAGTGACAAATCTTGTTTATGATTCATCTACAGAAACTGTTGCTGCAACATTAAAAGTTACTTACAGTCTCGCACCAGAATTTCCTATAGAAGTGGGTGATAAACTCTTAGTTGAAAATGCTAGTGTTGGAGTTGGATCAACAGGAAAAGGATTTAATTCTGATCAATATGATTTCAGAACTTTTGAGGTTACACAAGTTCATCAGAATTTAGGTAACGTTGGTATAGTAACTTACAGCATGGCTGGTTTAGTTGCAAGTGGTGAAGTAACTGGTACTTTTGATACTACTCTATCATCAGCAATATTAGTAAGGGAAAGAGATTTCCCACAATTCTCTGCTGAATTGCAACCTAACACATTTAATACAAAAGAAACATTAGTTTCTGAAACTAGTGTTGGCCCTGTTTCTGGTGTTGTTGCAGAATATGATCCTGCAAGTCAATGGTTAACCATAGAAGCAGCTAGTGATTTTGAAGTTGGTAAACTAATTGAATCTGAAGTGACAGGTGCAAAAGGAACTGTATCTGACATAATTCTTACTTTTGATACTAATTTCTTAGTTGATTATTTCTCAATGGTCAATAATGGATGGGAATATGAAACAGGTTTCTTAAGCAACGTATTACAAGTAACTCATGATAATGAATACTATCAAAGGTTTGCATATGCGATTAAATCCAGAGTATTCATGGATAAATGGAAAGACATCGTTAATACTTTAACTCATACTGCAGGATTCCAAAAGTTTAGTAATCTTCAATTAGAATCAACTTTACCAGTCGCTCAAAAAACAGATTTAGTGGTAGGAACTGCTGGAACTGTAACTGGTGTTATTGATTTAATCGGAAAGGAAAGTTTGCATGAAGTTAATAACTTTGATTTGGCCACAGAGAATTTAAAATCAAGATCTCCAGCTGCTGGTAATCTTTCTGATGAAATCACCTTCCAAAATAGAATTTTAATTGACTACGCTGAATCTGTAGGAAATAGGGTTATTACTATCGATAACATTAGTGATCAATTTAACGATTTGCCAAGAACAACAGCTTTCTCTGAGGTGGGTAGATTTGCGATTGCTGGTAACAAAGAAAATAGATTTATGGTATATGTGAAAGATAGTTTATTTGAAGGTGAAAGACAATTAATGATGGTTAATGCTTTATTTGATCCTATTAGTGGTCAATCAATGATTAACCAGTATGGTCAAGTAGATACTGTAAGAGATCTTGGATCTATGGATTCTGCTGTTGATGGAAATGAAGCAGTTCTTAATTTCTTCCCAAATAAGAGTGAGTTCAACAACTATAATGTAACAACACTTTCATACAACCTTAATGAACTTGTTGGAAGTGGAACAACACAAATTGTAGGTTTATCAACTTCTATAGTAAACCGTTCCAATCCTGGCATAGGAACCACAGCACTTGTTCATATTGGTGCTGCAACAACGTTAGCTGGATCTTCTCATGCTGGTGATGAGGTTGAGGTAATCATAGCCACTGTAGGAACTGCATCTACAGATGGTGGAGTATTTAACACAGGATTAGGAACAGCTAGGAGTGATGAATTATATAATCCTAGATCTGCTAAAATGATTGTCTCCGTGGCAACGAGTGAAGGAACTGTTGAATATAATGAATTGAGTATGATAATGCATCAGAACCCTGTAGGTTTAGGATCTACTGTTGCATTTGAACAATATGGTCAATTAACAATTCATAATAGAAGAGATTCTCTTGCTGCAGAACCATTAGGAACATTTAGACCACATATTGTTGGTCTTGGAAGCACTGCTCAAATTAAAGTTGGATTTACACCGAGGGCTGGTATTGCAACTGCATATATTAACTCAATTACCATAGGAATATCATCTGAAACTCGTGTTGGATTAGGAACTTTACCATTAAAAAATGGAGCATTAATTGCTCAATCATCTACAATACCAGCAAGATCTGCACCTTTCCCTGTGGGTGTTGGTAGTTATAGTGAGGAGTTTGATGCTGCGTATGCACTAGTTCAAGTTAAAGATACTACAAATGATAGATATGAGTTCTCTGAAATCATGATGATTGATGACGATACTCGTGTATTCATGACAGAATATGGAAATATTATAACTGGAGCAAGTGTCAATGCAAATGCAACTGGTATAGGAACTATTGGTGGAAGAAGAGATGGGTCAGATTGCTTTACAGAAATATCATATGTTCCAAATGCAAATACAGCTGTCGAAGTTAAAACATTCATTCATGCTCTTAAAGTGCATGAGGATAATAATACTAATAAAATTGAGTTACAGTCTGGATCTATTCAAACTAAGTTTGATGTATATGAAGGAACTTTCTTTGGATCTAAAACTGGTTTCCCAATATTAAATGAAACTAACCAAGTATTTAAGAAAGACTTTGATGGATCTAGCACTGATATAGTTAATCTAACAAATAATACAATTAGTATTCCTAACCATTTCTTTGTAACTGGTGAAGAAGTTGAGTATCGTATAAAACAACCTATAGTAGGATGCACAACTACAGGTGTTGGAGCAACTACAGATTCAATAGGAATCGCTGCCAGTACATTTGTTATTCCAACTGGGATTGTAACAGTTTCATACATACCCGACAAAGCTTTTATTATCAAAGTTAGTGATAGTTTAGTTAAACTTGCATCATCTGCAGAAAATGCACTCAAGTCAATTGCAGTTCCATTAGATTTCACTTCTGTCGGTATAGGATCTTCACATAGTTTAATAAGTAAAAACCAAAATACAAGAGCATTGATAGCGGTTGATAATATCATTCAAAGCCCTATTGTAGGTACTGGAGTCACATCATCTCTTACTGCTAATTTTGCGAAGAGTGAGACGATAATGTCAACCTCTGGTATAACATCATTCTTTGCTGGTGATGTTATTAAAGTTGGTGTTGACACCACTGGAAGTGAGATGATGAAGGTTATATCTGTTAATCATGCTGGAGTGGCTAATGCCATGAGAGTTCATAGACAATGGATGGGAACAAAACTTCTGGATCATAACAATAAGGATCTTATTGAGAAGATGTCTGGTAATTATAACATTGTTGATAGCACTCTTAACTTTGCTGCAGCACCTAAAGGTGGTAGACCCATAGGTGTTGGAAGCACTGGTCTTCCATCAATGGATAGAGACTTTACTGGTATTACAACCACATCAAGTTTTAGTGGAAGAATATTTAATAGATCTGGTCTCGCTGGAGGAAACATTGATGCTTACTCTAGAAACTATTCTATTGATGATATATCTCAAGAATTTACAGGTCAAAAAGAAGTATTTACCCTAAAATCAGATGGTCAAAACGTAACTGGTATTGCCACAAACCTTGGTATTGTAATGGTAAATGGTATATTACAAGGTGCTGGTGATTTAAATGATTATACTTTATCTGAAGTTTCTGGAATTACATCTATAACATTTACAGGTTCTAAAGCATCTGTTGCTAGTGATGTAAATACTGCATCTGTTCCTGTTGGTGGAATTATCATATCAGTTGGATCAAGTGAGGGATTTGGATATCAAGCTCTAGTTGGTGCTGGTGCTACTATTGATTTTGATAATGCAGGTAAAGTTAAAACAGTTAGTATTGGTAATAGTGGTTCTGGTTATAGAATACTACCAGGCCCAGTTGGTATGGGAACAACATCAATCAGTGGTGTAGGGATAGCGACTGTTGTTAATGTTGCTGTTGCAACATCTACTACTGGAGTTCCAGTTCTTTATAACATTGGAACTGCTGCCGTTCATAATGGTCGAATTGTAAGTATTGCTGTTACAAATACTGGTTCAATACCTGGCATAGGAACTAATAATCCAATATTAGCTGGAACTAATGTGGGATATGGTGCTTCAACATTTACTGCTATAATTGACAAACCATTACCTTATCAAGATATTCCTCTTTGGTATGAAAATACTCATTTCAATCCAGTTGGTGGTGGTGGATCACAGGCAAGAGCAAATATTACAGTTGGAGTTGGTACCACGGGAATTGGCAGTGTAATTGATTTTGAAATTACAAATACAGGATATGGTTATGGTATTGGTCATACTTTAACTGTTCCTACATTTAGATCTGCACCAGTTGGAACATCGACAGATAGCCCTGTAAGTGCATATGCGATACCAGTTGATGATCCAAGCAAACCATTTAAACCTTTCCAGATAACAATTCAAAAAGTTCACTATGATGAATTCAATATGTGGACAATGGGTGAACTTCAGGCTCTTGATGATTTCTCAAATCTATTCAATGGAACTAGAAGACAATTCCCACTCACAGTTGCTGGTGAGGCATTTGCTATACAGGCAAGAACTGGTTCAAACATAGTTGTGCAAAATACCATTATTCTAACACTGAATGACGTTTTACAAGTGCCAGGTGAAGGTTATGAGTTTGATGGTGGTGGAACAATAACATTCACAGAAGCACCAAATGCAACTGACGTAATGAGAATGTTCTTCTATAGAGGAACTGGTGGTGCTGACGTTGTTGACAGAGATATCATTGAAACTGTAAAAGTTGGTGATGATTTACAATTAGGATATAATCCAACTTATAACACAAGAACTTTCGTTGAGTTCCCTAGAGCAGTTCATGAAATCAAATCATCTGATACAGTTGTAACTAATCAATATTATGGAAGAGGTTTAGGTGATAGTGATACTGAAAGAAGACCTGTTAAATGGTATAGACAATTAGAGGATAGGTTTATTGATGGAAAAATTGTTCGTAAAGATAGACCACTATACGAACCTAAGTTATTCCCAACCTCATATTTAATTCAACCAGTTGGTGTTGGTCAAACAGAGATATTCATTGATAGTTGTAAACCATTCTTTAACCCTGAAAATGAGAATCCTTCAGACAGAGGTTTCCAAAAAGAAATTCAAATAGTTAATGCAAGTTCTGAATATGAGTTTCTTGCTGGTGCTGCTGCGACTGCAATCGTGTCTATTGCCAATACAATACAACATTTTTCAATTACAGACGCTGGTGATGGATACACATCTGTTCCTGAAGTTAGAGTACAACAACCAATAAGTATCGGTGGAACTCCATTTGTCGGTATTGGAACCACTGCAACAGCAATCGCAACTGCAACGGTAACTAATGGATCAATATCATCAATCACAGTTGGAATTAATTCTGGAATAGTTGGAACTGGTTATACTAGTGCTGCACCTCCACAAGTTCTAATATCTCCACCTACATATGTTAGGGAAGAAAATAGTATTGATTTATATGAAGGAGACTTCGGTATTATCAGTGGAGTTGGTATATGCACAGATGTTACAAATTCAACATTAACTGGTGATCAAACAGTTGGCATTACAAGTGGAATAGCTTTTGATTTATTCATTCCAAAAGAATCTGCTTTGAGAGATGATAATATCAATAGCCCTAACGCGATAACAAGAAGTGGTATACAAACTGGATATTATTTCACTGTTAGCAATTCTAATCTTGGATCAGGTATCACTGCACTTGCTAAAAGTGATGGTTCTGTTATTGGTATTGGAACTACTGCTCTAGATGGCATATATGAAGTCGCTCATCATACTGGAATATCAACTGTATCATTCGGTCAAAGCACAACAGAGGAGGCGACAAGAGTATTCTGTAGAGTTCTAGACTGGCATGGTTTAGTTGGTGTTGTTGGTTTAGCTACAGCAAATGCAGGTATAGTTACATCATTCATCGGTGACTTTAGTTGGGGTCGATTACAACTAAATGACAGGCAGTTGGCACAGGCATACACTGTCAATACTAGCAATGGTGTATCTGGTATTAAGACAGGCCCACAGATTAAGAGAAAGGCGGCTCTTAAATCTGACAACTATGTCGTCTAAATAAATAAAAAAAGTGTAACACAAGTTCATGGCGGCTATCATAACGGATCAAATAAGAATATTAAACGCAAAGAATTTTGTTGCTGGTGTATCAACTTCGACTAATTCTTACTATGCTTTTGTGGGTTTACCTAATCCAACAGCGTATCAAAGTGACTGGGATTCAAGTCCTCCAGCACCAGTTGATAATTTTGATAACATGAATGATTTTCATGATACCATGCTTGCTGTAAAAAGAGTGACATCTGCTGACGTAAAGCAAATTGTTCCTAAGTTGAATTGGAACTCTGGAACAACCTATGATTATTACAGACACGATTATAGTATCTCTAATGCACCACCAAACTCTGGTGGAACATCTTTATATACTGCAAACTACTTTGTTGTTAATAGTGATTTTAGAGTCTATATTTGCTTACAAAACGGAACAACTCCAGAAACACCTGACGGAAAACCATCCCTAGACGAACCAACTTTCACGGATTTAGAACCAAGAACGCCTGGTACATCTGGAGACGGTTATATATGGAAATATTTGTATAGTATTAAACCTGCAGATTTAATTAAATTTGATTCTACAGATTTCATGCCAGTTCCAAGAGATTGGGGATCTGATGCTGCAGACGCTGCTGTTAAAAACAATGCTACAGATGGTGGAATTAAAATTGTTGTTGTTAAAAATAGAGGAACTGGTATAGGAACTGCTAACCAAACTTATACTAGAGTTCCAATTAAGGGTGATGGATTTAACGCAGAATGCACTGTTGTTGTTAATAATGATGCTC